CTTGGCAACCTTCGTGAGAATATCGGGCAAGTAGTATACAAAGCTATAACTCCCTTGTTGGAGAAGTTATCTGACCTTGCCGTGAGGTTTAACAACATGAGCCCGACTATCTCTAAAGTTGTGGCACAGGTAGGACTATTTGCCAGTGCACTCGGTATGGTTGCTGGACCGTTGATGACTGTTATTGGCAATATGAAGCAGCTGGCAACAGTTGTAACGAACTTTGCAAAGGCAAATCCATGGGTGCTGATAATAACCTCACTCGTGGCATTGGGAATAACACTTTACAAGACAAACGAGGACTTTCGCAACTTTGTAAACTCACTGATAGCACGGGCGAAAAAGGGGATAGACTATATCCACAATAACTGGGGAAAGATAGCAGATACCGTAAAAAGGACCTTTGAGAGAGTTAAACAGACTGTGCTTACGATACTTCAGCCTGTGTTAGACCTTGTAAAGGTGTTATTCGGAGAAGTAGTCAGCTGGACGCAGGAGAACTGGCCGTTGATACAGAAGACGATACAAACCGTGATGAATGCTATTCAGACTGTGATACAGACAGTCTTAGGTATTATTAGGGCATTCTGGGAGAAACACGGGGAAACGATAAAGAAGAATACCCAGCTCGTGTGGGATAGCATCAAGCTTATCGTTGAAACAGCGCTTAAGACTATTTTAGGTATCATCAAAGCGATAATGCAGGCTATCAACGGGGACTGGAAAGGTGCATGGGAGACGGTCAAGGCTACACTCAAGAATGTTGCCACGGCACTCGTGCAGATAGCAAAGAACCTCTGGACGGCAATAGTGAATGGCATAAAGGCGGTAGGGCCCGAACTACTTAATGCCGTGAAAAGCATCGCCCAGGCTATCAAAGACCTCTTCGTGAACCTTGCAAAGGAGGCTCTACAGTGGGGCAAGAATCTCATCAAGAACTTTATCAAGGGTATCAAGAGCATGATAGGGGCTTTGGAGGACGAAGCAGAAGGAGCAGCGGATACGGTAGGTAGTTATCTCGGTATTCATTCACCAGCCGAAAAGGGCCCAATGAGCGACGCCGACAAGTGGATGCCGAACCTAATAAAGATGATGTCGGTGCAGTTGCGGGTAGAAGCGGACAAGAAGCTCAAGCCCGCCGTTGAAAGGGTGGCAAAGATTATCAAGCTACCTGTAGAACCTATCGCCCCTAAACTCCCAATGGCTCCCACCACGCCAATGACGAGGATAACTCCCACCATAACCCCACAACCTGTTGCTACAAGGCGAACCACAGAGACCAATACAGGCGAGCTGGCAAATGCTGTATATCAGGCGGTAGTGAGAGGCATGGAGACGACAAGGACTACAGGAGCCACAAAGGGTGAGATAGTCTTGCAGATAGACGGCCAGACCTTTGCAAGGTTGATATACGATTATCTGCTTGCCGAGAGCAAGCGTAGGGGCGTGGAGGTGGTGCCAGTATGATAGCCATCAACGGTATCACTTTACCTGAGCCTGTGAGTATACAGACAAACGACGAGGATATCATCAAGAAAAGGACAACAGCAAGCGGTAGAATAGTCATAGACTATATTGCCACCAAGAAGGTTGTCAATGTTGTCTGGGGAACACTTACCGATGCAGAGGCACAACAGATTATCAACACCATAAATGCTAACAAACCTTTCTTCACCCTTGAGTTTACCGATGCAGGAGGCACGGCAACCATCACGGCCTATGCCGAGAAGATACAGCGGAGCATTAAAAGCGTATACGGTGGCGAGATAATCTGGGCTGGTATGCAAATCACCTTTAGGGAGCGATGAGCTATGCTACCGGTTAGTGCTGAATTTACCAACGCCATTACAAGCGACTATAGAGTTATCAAGGGGCGTATCATTGTGGACTACGAAGGACCATATACCACGAGCACCTTCACGGTCTCCAGCGATGATGCCGACCCGCTCTTTGATGTCAACCAGACGGCGGACGCCATCACGGAGACGACATTCAAGATAGCCGTATTGGACGGCACATGGCAGTTAGGCACAGACCACCTGTATTCACCGTGGATACAATCGGGCTGGTGGACTGCCTCCGTTTGTGATGCTACAGGTGTCTTTGCCACTACTCCGACCTTGACCGTGCAGATGGAAGACCGCACCATTACGCTCTTGCAGGTTGTCGGCGACACCGCTAAGGGAGAGTATCCCGTAGACTTTACTATCCGCCTTTACGACTTCTACGGCACTCTTCTACACGAGGAAGTCGTGACAGACAACGCTCAGGTGGTGTGGCAGAAGGCGGTGACTGTCAACGGGGTCTACAAGGCGGAGCTGATACTGCAAAAGTGGAGCCAACCCAACACAAGAGGTAAGATTACCGAATTCATCAGCCCCATCCACGAGGTCTACGAGGGAGAGGACATCATCGTGATGGAACTCACAGAGGAGCGTGAACTGTCGCAGGCGACGCTTCCAGTTGGCAACATATCCATGAATGAGTTGCGGGTGACCTTGTATAACGATGGGCACTTCAACTTGGATAACACCAGCTCGGTGCTCTACGGTCGCCTGAAGCCTAACTGCCGAGTTATGGCGTGGGTCGGCGTGGTCAAAGCCGACAACAGCACCGAATGGGTGCCCCTTGGGGTCTTTTGGACTACCGACTGGAAGGTGGACGAACAGAACCTCACGGCAAGTTTCACGGCAAGGGACAAACTACAGCGTCTGGCGGATAGCCGTATCACACTGGGTATCTTGCAGGATACTACACTCTACGATATTGCAGAGGCTATCCTCACCGATGCGGGGCTGACACAGAGGGACTATGCCATAGATGACGCATTCAAGGATATCACGATACCATGGGCTTACTTTCCATCTACCACACACCTCAACGCCCTCAAGACGGTAGCAGGTGCAGGCTTGGGCGTTGCCTATGCCGACCGCTACGGCATTATCCAAGTCAAGAAGATAGGCGTGGGCGATACCACCAGCCCCGTGGCGACACTCACAGCGGACAACTACTTCCAGAAAGAAACCCCTCTTTTGCTGGGTAGTGTTTACACAAGAATACAGGTGCGAACACAGCCGATGGCACCCGATGTAGCACAAGAGGTATACAGAAGCCTTGAACCTATCACCGTTGGAGCTGGGGAGACTACAAGCACCACAATATTCTTCAACCAAGATGCCGTGATAAATCCTACTGCCACGCTGGAAGGGGCTACCAATACCACAATCACTGCCACCACATGGTATAGTTGGGGCGGTAGAATCACGCTCACCAACTCGGGAAGCACCGATGAGAGCGTTATCATCGTGGTGAACGGACAGCCTCTTACCGTGCAAGGGGCAGAGCTTGTTAGCCGTGAAGATGCTAAAGCGATAACTGACTATGGGCTTATTGTCTATCGCCTACCCAACAATCCACTCGTGCAGAGCCGAGCCATAGCAAAGGAGATAGCAGAGACCTTGTTAGCAAGCTACAAAGACCCGAAAAGAGCTGTAATAATCACCTGGGCGGGCAATCCTGCACTGGAGTTAGGCGATAAAATTAACATAGACGGTGTAGATAGCTACATCGTGAGGCAGGTTATCACCTATGACGGTGGACTTGCCATGCGAACCGAGACACGGAAGGCATAGGAGGTGAGAAGATGAGTATTACGGTGAAAACTGACTGGGCGTATGGGGATATACCCCTACCCGACGATTTTAATCGCATTGAGCAGAATATCTGGGACGTCTACCAAGCTAACCTTACTACGGCTACGGCGAATTACGCCTTAGAAAGTGCTACGGCTAATTATGCTTTGCTATCGGCAGACAGTTTAAAACTCGGCGGTTTAAATGCAACTGCATATGCCACACTTGGTGAAACGAATAGTGATTACAACCTGTGGAATGCTATGGCTATAGAGGTAGATACACGAAGCACAGCGATAACCTACGACGCAAGCGGTAATATATCCCTTGTAGAGGAGAAAGACCCCACCACAGGCGATGTTTATCGCTCTTATTCCCTATCCTACGACGCTAACGGCAATCTCATACAGGTAGTAGAGACTGCAGGTGGTAAGACTATCACCTACACACTAACCTACGATACTAACGGCAACTTGATATCCGTATCAAAGGAGGTGGTATAGCATGGGACTGGACGCTGCAATATTAGGTATGCTCAATAAACTACTAAATAAACCGACAGGCGGTGTGGACTGGGGGAGCCTTACACCCGTTGCCTTGCAGTATCCTACACAATACACAACACTTACGGAAAATGTCGAAACAGAGCTTATCAGTATTACCGGCACAGGCTACCTCATCGGCGTGCGATACTTTGCAAGAGAGATAAATACAGACCGCATAACAAAATTGCTATTCCGTCTGTATCTGGACGGCACACTGGTGGAGGAGTTTGATTGTCTTGCGGAATATGCCTATTGGTATACGGGCTCGTCTACGAACTCAAAAGGGGAAAACCCTGCTCGCAAAGATATGAATATGATATTTAGGTTTGAAAGTGAAGCTAAAATAGTTGTTTATGCAGAGGGGGATAGTCTTGAATCTGTGTTGGGGGCAGATATGTATGTATCGCTTGAGTAAGGAGGTGAGAAACGATGGCTTACGAAATACAGCCTCCGTATGTCTATGAAGTATATCAGAAAGGGAAAATAAAACTCAGACGGCTAGTGGACTGGGAGAAACAAATCAAAGCGGATATAGATTATGTGAAGGTAGGGGAAGAGGTATTGATTACGCCTTTCACGGTAAACTGGCAAGGTAAAAAGCTGGATATCCAGACGACTTATATCATCACGGCGAAGAATAAGGCACAGGGTATTATTACGCTAAAGAGCGAGGGTGAAAAAGTATCTTTCACACCTACAGAAGGGGGGGAGTGGGAGATTACTATCCGGGCAGATGATAAAACCTTAAAACCGTATGCCACGAGGTGGGAGATATGGTGATACTGCATATACAGAGTTATCAGAAAGATGCACGTGAACTGGCGAGACACATGGCTGAAGAGCTTAGGCAAAAGGGCTATATGGTGCAAGAACAACCGAGAGGCAACGCATGGGAATGTGTGTTGCATGTAGACGGCATAAACAATAAAGAAGCGAAACTCTTTGCTATGCGATATGAGTATGAACGAGGCAACCGAGTTGCGGACATAGATGTGTATATCCCGGTTGTTTCTTACCGAAAAATGAGCTGGCGAGACTTGCCGTATAATGCAAATAGAAGACAAGATATTATACGAAAGGGGGAAAGATAAATGTCTCCGAGCGATACGATAATACTCAAATTCTTTGACTACGGCGCCTTTGCAGTGCTGTTTTTTTACCTGTTTATGTATATGTTGCGGACCAATAAAGAGCGTGAAGAGAAGTATATCAACCTTATCCACGAGATGGCAGACAAGATGGAACTACTGAACGATATCGCCGAAACGCTCAAGGCACTTAAACAGGACTTAGACGACCTGCACGCTAAAATTGACCGCATAGAGCGGGAGATGTGGATGAAAGGAGGGAATGACGATGAGTAAGGTCATCGTGTTAGACCCAGGACACGGGGGACCCGACCCCGGGGCTGTAAACAATGAGCTGGGACTAAGAGAGAAGGATATTGCCCTTAAAATCGCAAAACAGACGGCAGAATATCTCAAGGGGCTGGGCTACGATGTTATCCTCACCCGAGACAGCGATAGGCATGTCTCTTTGCGGGAAAGGTGCGACATTGCAAACTACCACAACGCCGATGCCTTCGTGTCTATCCATTTGAACGGTGCGGATAATCCAAACGCACATGGCTTTGAAGTGTATCACTATCCCGGCAGCACAGAGGGGAAAAGACTTGCAGAGGCTATAGCCAAGCAGATGCAACAGCTCTCTAACCTTTACGGTGGATATGACTGGCGAGGCATAAAAACTGCTGAATTTTATGTTTTGAAACATACCAAGATGCCAGCCGTCTTGGTAGAAGCAGGCTTTATCACAAGCGATATGGACGCACGCTGGCTTATAGAGGACCATAATTATACCTATCCTGCCCTGTTTATCGCACAGGGCATAGACGACTATCTGAAAGGAGGGAAATAGTATGGATATTCTGTATACAGTTTTGCTTGGCCTATTCAAGGTGTTTATCGGCGTGCTGGCCGTATATATTTCTATGCTCTTTGCCGAGTATCTCAAACATTTGAAAGACAAAATCGGCAAAGACAAGTGGGAAGACCTTATGGAGATAGCCCGTGCCGTTGTAAAAGCAATGGAGCAGGTATACGGAAGCGGTGAAGGGAAAAAGAAAAAGGAACAGGCCATGAAGTTTCTTACCGAGCACCTACACCTTACACCTGAAGAGGCCGACAAACTAATAGAGGCGGCTGTGTTTGAACTCAATCACCTATGGGAGACCTTGCCTAAATAGACCACCATCAAATACCGAAACACCGTATGGGGCGGGGAAACTCGCCCCTGTTATAATTAAGTGTAAACAAAAGTTGACACTTATACCCCTTGACATGCTTGACAAGGTAGGTGTATGTGTTATAATTAAATTGTGAGAGATGAAAGAGAGAAGGACGACCTCAAAATACAAACACAGGGAGGCGATGAAGATGGCAAAATGGACTCGCAAAAACCCACTCGGGATACTCGCTATAGAGTGGGGCACATGGGAAGAGAAGGACGGGCAGGTTATTCTGCACCTGCCTGCAAAGATAAAGGTTAAATGGGTAGCCCGTATCAAGGGCCTTCACCCCAAATACGGGCTGGACCGTGAGTTTGTGGACTACGAGCAGGACCGCTTCACCTATCGTGTGCCAGAAGGCACACGCTTCGTAGAGATAGCCGAGTATGGTAGGAGCAGATATCTGCTTGCTCTTACCGATGATGGCAAAGTCTGGTGGACCGAGAAGAAGTATCTGCAGGAATACTTCAGACAGATACAGGCCCTATGAAGGGCTTGACATGAAACACATCTATGTGTTATAATTAAATTGCAAGGGAGGGAAAGGGCAAGACACCCCGACCCTCCCAAAGGGCCTGCCTGGGACCCTGCCTGCAAGGGCAAAACCCCACGGCGAGACAGGAACGCTCACAAGCGGGAACCTTGGGAACGGCTCCCCCACCGAGCCACGGAAGGGGAGGGCAAGGAGCCAACCCATAGGGGAGAACGAGGGGCTAAGCCCTCGTGGAATCAGCCCCGAGAAGGAACCGCTTGTGAGCTGCACGAGACCGGCTGGTTGTCTACCCTGCCGGACCACGAGGGGAGGGTAGGGAAAGGCAGGCTGGCAAGAGCACGCAAGGGACATAGCACTACGACACAGACCAAGAACGAGAAAAATCGGCTGGGACGGGGACGAACGGACGCCCCTCGGTGGAGTGAATGCCACCGACCCGCTCGTGTAGGGAAAAGACCTACACGGGTAAGACCTATCCGCACAGATATCACCTATCTATCCGCCCTCATATCCCCCTATATCCCCGTGCCACCCTCATACGGCACTTATCCCCTGCAGATACCCCATACAGCCCGCTACCCCTACAACGGCGGAACGACCTACAACTGATAAAGGGAGGCGACATGAGATGAAGCGTGTAGAGGTTTATCTCCACGAGAACGATGTGCCCTTCGTGGAGATAGAGGACGGCAAAGTGTATCTTCAGGAAGGGAATACTACTTACGAGTATCGTGCGGAGGACCTTGTCTCCGCACTGGAAACCCTTATGGCAAACATTGTCGGTGGCAGTGCCAAGAGACATCTTGCCACCGAGATAGCCGAGATACTGAAGGACTGGGACTGTGTTGCAGTTGCCAGAGACAACGAGGGCGATGTGCTTGTAGCCTTCGCCGACTCCATGCCCGACGCATGGAGAGACTGGGAAGAACTGAACGGATAAGAAAAACGGGGCTGGGCTATCCAGCCCCTCTTCGGGAGGCGATAGAATGAAAATAACCTTTATTGTGTATGCCACGCCCCGTAAGACAATCTTCCATGGGCAGTGGCGGTTTAGAAAATGGGCCAAGCATAAGGACGAGATACTTACCGCTATCGCAAACGCCACAGCACAGAAACACCATGCCGTAAAGATATATGTGGACGGCAAGGCTACAGATGCCGACCGCAAAGAGATATGGCAGGACATCTGGGATACGATAGACTACAGAAACTATTACAAGTCTACGACGGTGCGGGGCCACTACGAGCAGGGGCACCGCAACAATGTAGTGGTGGAACGCACCGTGAAGTATATCCGCAAAAACACCGAGTATCGCAAGCCTGCAAGATATAGAAGATATTATACGAGTGAGTATGTAAGTAAATATACGGAGTAGGTAGCCCCTACTCCGCTTAATATCACAGGGAGGCGATGAAGATGATTATCTACCGTGGTGAGACTAAAAGAGGCGGTTGGTGGTGGACGATAGACCTTGCCACCGCCAAGGCATACAACCATAAATTTGTGTGGGAAGCTGAGCTTCCCGACGATGCCAAGATTGTAGAACTGAATGGCTATGGCGTCTATCATAGCATAGTATGGCTTCGCAAACAGCACGGTTGGTTGGGACTTAAAGACCTTCTTACCAAAGAAGGCGTCAAGGTAGCCATCGTTGCAACAGAGGAGCGATGGAATAACATAGACTACGACACAGCAAAGAAATATGGCATAGACCTCTACCTCTACCCCACAGAAGGTGCTTTCTTTGTGCCTAACAACAAGTCATGGATGGTAGCAGATAGGCTGGTAGCCGAACATTACAGGAAGCTCGGCTACGATGCTATCAAATGGGACGACGATATTCAGATACTTAATAAGAATATCGTCAGGAACAAGAAGAGAATTATATGAAAAGGAGGCGATGTAAGATGAAACGCTACAACATTCGCCCCGTTGAAAGAGAGTTTAAATGGGGCAAGATGAAGGTGGTAGAACTCGGGGAAAAGGGAAGAGGAAGAACACTTACCCTTATCCCTTACCATGCACCAGAAGATGCCGAGTATCTCGCTCTTGCAACCACCCGCACAGGCAAGCCCAAAATTATCAAGGGATACGATGCAGAGGATAAATGGCTGGCCGTCTTGAGTGGTGCAGGCACTTACACAAGAGGAACACACGGCGATGTCTATGTGCCAATTGTCTATGCCGATAAGGTAAAGGTTATCGCAGATGGACATGGTGCATACGGCGATGCAGGCAGGATAGGTGGCTGGGAAGAGTATCTGGCAGTGGTAGAAGATAACACTTGGATACGTGTAGCACCCGCTGGTGGAGCAGGAAAAATACCCCGCTACTGGCTCTACTTCTCTGAGAATGAAGTTATCAGGATAGAGAATGAAGAAATGGATATATTCTTGGAACAGCACCCCGATGTGGAAGACCCTCGCCATTGGAAGAGAGTAAGACTTTCTTCTATCGGTGAAGGGATAGAGACCACAGAGTGGACGCAGTATAGATACATATATCAAGGTGGAGCGATAGACAGCGTGGAGACAGAGGGGACAGTTGGCTATAGTGTGCTGGAAATAGTCAAAACGCTGAAGAAATCAGAAAAGGCCGAAGCACAGGTTATACGCTGGGCCAAAGACGACACTATAGCCTACACGATAAAAGGTGATACATGGATACTGCCTGATGGTAGTGTCTGGGTAAAGATACACGACTCATGGAATAATGAAGATGTAGCTATAAAGATTAGAAATGGGGTAGGGGCTTAATGCCCCACCCCATAATAAAGGGAGGCGATAGTATGCATACAGATGAAGAGAAGGCTATCAAGGTTGTAAATCTTACATCTCACCCGCTTACATTCAGCTTCAGCGAGGGTGAGAATGCACCTGCTGACTTCGTGGTAGGGGTAGATGAGACCGTAAACATAGAATGGGACATCTACACAAAAGACTACTTTGGGGCCCAGATACAATACAAACGACCTATTATCACCGATGCCGTGCTGGATATTATCGCAAAGTATATCGGCATGGCCTATAACGACCGCAAGTATCTTTATCTCATCTATGTATCGCTACCGACATTGCAAGCGTTGAAGATGTCAGGTGCACCTTTGCACGAGGATAACTGGGTAATAGGTGTGGTAGAGAGTGCCACACCGAGGGGTAGTAAGAGGAAGATAGCAAAAGCCTATGTGATATCCACGATGTAGGAAACAGGGCGGGCTATATGGCCCGCCCATACACCTATATGTAAAGGAGGCGATGAAATATGATTATTTACGAAGATAATTATATCACATTGGAGCAGTTAGAAGAGGGCTATCGTATTACCTACAACGGCGACACCGAGACATGTGCCGATGCTATGGAATGTCTTATCCTACTTGTCAAAACTCTTTCAAAGATATCCAAGGAATACGATGAGATAGAGGAAGAACTGAAACTTGCCAAAGCAGAAATAGAAGAGAAAGAGGATGAAATAGACCGCTTGAGCGAGGCCGTTGAGATATTACAGGCTGATATCCGAGACCTTGAAGAATAGTTATTCAACTGCAGATATTACAGGAGGTGAGCCGTATGATACCACAGACACACAAATGGGAAAGTGTTATTACCGACCCTGTGCATATGGCCGAATTGACGGGGAAGAGGTTAGATGTCTATCTCAAGCAAGAATATTACACATCGGCCAAGAGCCTGTTTCAGTTAGGCTCAAAGTGGTTTGTTAAACCGCATGCACGCTATCAATATCTTCCCGATGAAGATTATGCCGACTGGAACATAGTGATAGCCGAGGACGGACTATTACGCATGGTAAAGGGCTATCGCATGCTGAACTGGGGCGAGTGGGAGTTTTACAACCATGACATCACATGGACGAGGCATATGATAGACGATATCCGCTACACGACGGTAAAAGTGCGAGGAAGGGCCTATATCCTACGCAAGGAGACGATACTTATCAACCGTGAGAACGATGTCTTGCTGGAGTTTGTTGCGTGGGCCTACCATAGGCCAGAGGGCACAAACAAGATGAAGAGAAAAAAGGTGCACTACTACAGGGAGAAAATACCACATAATACGCATGTTGATAAGGTGTTTGCTTTTGCAGACACCTACAAATACTATCTCAAAAAGGAGGAGATGTAAAATGCGTGAAATCAAGGAGATTATTGAGGAGTATGAGGCAACGCTTGAAGAGTATGAGAAAACATGTAAACCTATTCAAGAGAGGTTAAATAACCTCAAGAAAGAGCTGATGGAGGCTATGGAACCCGACAAGAAATATCTTCATGGCGACTGGGTATATGTCTATCGTGTGGTAGAACAACAGCGACTGGATACCCGCAAGGTGAAAGATTTTCTTGTAGACCACCCAGAACTTGATTGGTTGAAAAAGACTACACAGAAGAAAATTATCCGCAAACCAGCGGAAGACTACGAATTACTGTGAAAGGAGGAGATGCAAGATGAAGGACATTCAGGCTGCAGGAACACCGGTAGACATTATCAGTCAGCAGGACATCAACGAGGTTAAGGCCAAGTTTGTGGCGGTAGAGAAATTCAGGGCTACCGTCAGAGGACTTTTGCGACCGAATGCCGACTACGGCAACATCGCAGGGAACACGGTGCTATTCAAAAGCGGTGCAGAGAAAATTATCTGGATACTCGGCCTTCGGACCGAGTTTGAGATTATCAATGCCGTTGAGGACTTTGAGAATGGCTTCTTTGCCTACACCGTGAAGTGTAGGCTCAAGAGGGGCGACGAGGTTATCACCGAAGGCTTGGGCCATGCCAACACGAAAGAAAGAAACCGTATCAAGAAAGACCCTTACACAGAGGCGAATGCGGTGCTGAAGATGGCAGAGAAGAGAGCGTTAGTAGATGCAGCCATTCACGCTGGCGTATTAAGCGATATATTCACACAGGACATAGAAGATATTACGCCAACACAACACAGGCCGTCTACGGGAAAAGTTATAGCCGACAAACGCACTATTAGCGAGAAGCAGATGAAGAGACTTTATGCTATCGCTGGAGGCAACACAGAGATTATCAAGCAAGTGCTGGAGGCTCACGGCTACGAACACACAAAGGATATTACCCGAGATGACTACGAGGCTATTGTGGAAGAGGTTGCCGAGATGGCAGGTAAACAAGAAGGGTAAATATGTGGGGCGGGTAGATAGCCCGCCCCTTTGGAGACTATCACCGCACAAGAAAGGAGGAGAACACTATGTCTATTATAGCACTGATGATATACGAGGTTATAGGCTTTGTAGTCCTGTTATCCCTCGCAGGTGCATATGTGTTTATTACCGATACCGTGAGGAGGTGGAGACAATGAGTATTCTGTATCTCTTTGGTGGTGCTTTGCTTATTGCGGTGGGTATTGTGGCATGGATAGATTATCAGATACGCAACTACCGGTGGAAAGCAGGCAGGAGATACCGCAGGACATATGTCCCTGTGGCAGGTATAGATTATGTGCTATGGCTACCCGACGGAGTAAAGCGTAAATATCGCAAAGGCGATAAGGGCCTATGGAAGTGATGCGGCATGTGGTATCAACTGCTGGAAGAGACAACAGAGGGCTATACAAGAAATAGGAAGATACAGCATATCAAACAAGGCCTATTCAAGCCGCTGGACTGGGAGTTTCTGATTATCGCCTTTATCTATCAGGACGACAAAGAGGCGATATTGATAGGTAGTGGCAGATGGGAGGGAGATGGTTATCGGCTATACCTGTGGGACCGACGAGGCAGTATGCTAAACCGTATTGAACTTGACACCCATGACACACCCAAGAGACAGCGTTTCTACATGGTGCTATCGGAGATAGAGCGTATCACAGACGGGGCCGATGCCGAGATATATGCCTACCAGAGTATATACAACCCTGTGCGAGATAGTGCGAGATGGAAGGAGGTGCGATTATGAAGATAAAGACTGCAAAGAGAAAATATACCCCGTATACCTTACTGCCCGTGGACGGCACAAAGATAACACAGTGGGTATACGACAGCGGGAAATCTATACGGCAACTAGAAACCGAGATAGGTATATTCCGAAACACGATATACCGTGCTATGCGAGGGGCAAATCTTCGCATAGAGACAATACAGAAGATAGCCCGTGCCATGGGCGTGGACTGGAAGGAGTTGGTAAGGTGGTGAGAAAGGGTGATATAATTATTGTGTGCCAATAAAATTTTTATGGAGGTGAAAGGAAATGGAACAGCCCTCTGTCTTGTTTGTGCCTGCAGAGCTGTTTTTTAATGGTTTTCAGAAGGCAGCCAGTTTGTATGGTGTATTACTTGCCATGGCGGGGGAGAGCAACACCTTGGAGACCACGCATGGCGAACTGGCGAGTATGTTAGGGAAAACCAACTGGTGGATAAAACAAAGGCTAAAGGAACTCCAAGCCCACGGTTATATTGATTTAACATACACACCCAATGGTATTCAGATAACGCTCTTGATATATCCTCAGAGGTGAGGGGGATGACTAATCATGACAAAGTGGAAAGAGGGGAGTATTGGAAAGGCTACTTTGTATTACTCCCCTACGGTAGCATTGAGCTTGCCTCGCTGTATGGTTTGCTTGAATATCTGAGCTACCAGCTGGATGAGGATGTTGAAACATCCTTGACCGAGCTCGCACAACTATTATACAAGAGCAGGAACTGGGTGCGGAAATACCTTAGGCTCTTACAGGAGCTGGGACTGATAGAGATAGAGCATATCGTTGGCAAGGGTATGAGGATAAAAGTGCACGACCTTAGCCAGCTCAAGGATAACCCATACCAAAAAAGTATGGCATACCAAAAAAGTATGGCATACCCATTAGGTAATACCCAACAGGTATTACCTAAAAAGTATGGCATACCTGATAAGCACGACACCCATACCCAAAAAGCACGACACCCATACCCAATAGGTATGACCCACCACGAACAAACACAGTCTCAGAGTGGAGTTGCGGACCCTAAAGAATATAAAGAAAATAAAGAACCTTTCTCTATAGAGGAAGAAGAAGGGAAAACCACCTTGGCTCCTCACCCAGCTGAGAAAGAGGGAGAAGTTAAAATTTTAGAAAAAGCTTCACCTTCGGTGAAGGAGAAGAAAGACCCCCACCCCTCAACTTCCGCCGCACCCCCCTCCCCCACGGACGAGAACGCTGTGCCATTCTTTGACAAGCCGATTAGCGACCCTGTTAGGGAGGTGATAAAGCTCTATAACGAGATATTTGCCCGCCCGTTGGGTAGGCAAGAGGCTTCGTTGCGGGTAAGCCAAACGAGGAAACGACAGCTTAAACACCTACTCAAGAGTTTTACACTTGACGACTTCAGACGGGCGTTTGAAATAGCGAGAGATAACCCTTACCTAAACGGCTCTATTCCTGATAGGAACGGCAATTATGTTAGGTTTACTCTCTCATGGTTGCTGAAATATGAGGATAGGCTTGACAAGATACTGGATGGCTACTACGACCAGTTTAAGCGTGGCTCAGCACAGCCACGGCAAGAGAGACTACGGACACCAGAGAAACCCCAGCCCAAGACCTACAAGAACTACCGAGAGCTCTACACCGACAAGTCAGAAGAAGCCAAGAAACTGCAGCGAAAACTGGAAGATGTGCTGTATACCCTTATCCAAGCAGGTGCTCCAGATGGTAAGGCGTTGAAATTAGCCGAGGCTATTGTGCTGAATAACGGTAAATATGACCGTCAAAAGGCGTTGTATGTCTATGACCGTGTCAAAAGTGGTATGACTTATCAAGATGCTATCAAAGATGCCGTATAACGGCTTATTTATATCTTCATGGGTATTTATACCCTCACACATTCAAAACGGCGTCTACGGCAAAAGTGACATGTCACAAATCCAATATTTATCAAGTATCAAAAATCTCTAAAAGGAGGTTGATGGATATGAATAAACAGGCGGTTGGTTTTTTAGCGGTTGTATTCATGTGGAGAAGATACATCAGACAGGACACCTACGATGCCCTGTTAGACGGGGCATATTTACTTGCAGAGGCACTTGGCACAGGCCACGAGGAACTTGCCGAGGCTATCCGTATCGCAAACAAGTATTATCACGCCCTCTACAATCGGGCGTATTGGAAGAATCTTAGACGCCGTGAGGTATGGGAGGAGGCTGTGCAAATTGTGGAAGAGGAACTTGGTATTACCCTACAGATGCCGGGAGGTGAAGGTAGATGGAACGCATAAGTGATGTCTTGCGGGGTATCTACCGCACTACACGAGTATCAGACGAGCCAGTGGCACATTGTCAGTTTTGCGGAAGGCCCCTCTACATGGTGCAACTGGAGTTGAAAGGGGCTAAAGGCTGGATAGCGGTAGGAGAGCCGTATGTTGAAGAGTGCGACTGTGAGGAGGCACAGAGGATAAGGAAGGAAGATGATAAAAAGAGGCTACTCAAGGCTATCGCTGAACAGAAGAGGACAAAGATACAGTATCTACTCAAAAAAAGCGGGCTTGGTAAACGCTTTCAAGAACGGACTTTTGCTAAATGGGATAAGAGTTTGGGACCATTGGCTAAAGTAGCTTATGATAAGGCATGGCACTATGCTAAAAATTGGTGGGATAACTATAAGGCAGGTAGAGGCCTGTATATTCACGGACCTTATGGCACAGGTAAAACCCACCTCGCTGCTGCCATCGTGAATTATGTCATACAAACCTACGAGGTGCCTGTGCTGTTTGGCACGCTTACTGTGTTATTTCAGCACATGAAAGATGCCATTGTGATGGGCGACAGTTATAGACTGGAAAAAGAGAGAGAGACACTCTACACTGTAGACTTGTTGGTGATAGATGACCTCGGCAAGGAGAGACCGACGGACTGGGTAGTAGAGGAGTTATTCAACTTGATAAATTACCGCTACGAACATATGAAGCCGATAATCATAACCAGCAACTATAATCCCGATGAGCTGAAACAACGCTACAACAAAGCCTCACGAGACTATGGCGAGAAGGATATAGGCTCGGCGATAATCAGCAGACTTAAAGAGATGTGCGATACCTTACCCCTCTTTGGGGAGGACTACAGGAAAGGAGGCGGTGAGTGATGATAGACTTTGCTGAATTTGAAGAAAATGGTATTATGCTATTTGACCCCGAGCTGGAAGAAGACACCATAAAGGCATTACGGCATCTTCTTGACAGAAAAGAAGCTGGCGATAAAAGGTATTGGCTGTGTATTCTTGCCGAGGGATACGGACAGCCGATATGGGATAACCACGAATATATTATCTTTCATATCTACACCCCCACTATGCATATCAGACTGGAAGAACAGGGCTACGATAATCAAAATTTTTACATTACCTATACCGAATATAGACCTACAGGCAAAGAGGTTAAAGGTGAACTATACCTCAAGAAGGAAGAGGTGATAAAGACACTTAGAACCTTGTTGGGTGATGTCTCCCTTGACTGGGAAGAAATAGCCAATGAGATGGGTGTAAAGGAGGTAGAGAGCGATGCAGATTAAGGTTGACATCCCCCGCTGGTTGGGGAAACTAAGAGGCATGGAGGCTTACAACAGTAAAAGGTTAAGTGCTTATCTTATCTTCACACGGGACGAGGAGGTTATCCTCACGGACGGTTGGAGTTTATTTTATCTCACACAGAAAGATATCCCCGAGATACTGCAGAAAGGGGAAGAGTGCAGGAATACGGAAAAAAGAGAAGAGTATGCAAGGGCTTATGTGTTGCAAAAAGTGCCCAAAGAGGCGTGGAAAACAAAATTCTGGTTTATAGACTGGGAAAAAGATGAACTGCTCTACGACTTTGCAAATGTAAAAGCACGAATGACAAAAACGAGAGATATCCCGAATATTTGGAGAGTGTTTTGGGACATTACAGAGGGTAAGCAGGCATTGTTGGGAATTAATGCATGGACGGAGGAGCATAGAGAGATGGGAGTGATAAAAAAATCACCCCTTGCAGGCATTCTTGCGATAGACAACACAGGAAATATAGAAGAGGCCACACAAGGACTGGTAGGCTTACCGATGCTTGTGAAATTATTGCCTGCGATGTGGAAAGAGGGCTATTATTTGGGATTTGCGTGGTATAAGGTTAACCATAACCCCGTGATAGTTGAATTGTTGCGAGATGAGGGCAAGCGTGCTGGCTGGATACTTGTTATGCCGAGAAAAGGGGGCGATAGAAGATGACTGAAGCCGAAAAGAAGATGCTGATAACCGATATGTTGCACCTTATCGTTATGCACGATAAGGTGGAATGGGAGTATTTTATGCAGATGTATAAATATCCCACGCAATTAGGACTTGAGAGGTATATAAGGCAAGACCCAGCTACATACCGCTTATATGCGATGTGGACGGTTATCCAGTTGCTACAAGACTATTTACCGGGAATAGGGATATATGACCTGTGGAAAAAGGCAAACGATATACACGCAAAGCACCGAAAGGAACTACTACTTACACCGAAGGAAGAGCTAAAAAGTTTCATAGCAAAACTGGTGGAGGAGGGATAAAGATGATACGGGTAAAGATAGGCAAGGCATATGTAGAATTTAAAGACGAGCAAGCGGTTGAAGAGTATATCAACCGCTTGCTGACAACAATAGAGGACTTGCAGATACAGGTGTGGAGTTTAGAAGACGAGACGAGAATAAGAGATGAGTTTGTAGAAGGATACAAAAGTGAAGCGGAGTGGTGGAAAGAGCAATACTATGAAGAACGAAGGAGTTGGTAGAAATGGCAAACAGGGGTAAGAGTCAAAGGCGAAGAGGAAGAAGAGCAGAATACAAGGTGCGAGACCTGTTTCGCTCTCTTGGCTGGAAAGCCGACCGTGTGCCGATATCAGGGGCAGGGAGTATCAAGGGCGATGTAATAGCTCGCAAGGGCAGTTTGAAGGTTGTTGTAGAGGTGAAGAGAGTAAAATATTTACCCCGTCTTATCTGGTATGATGCGAACAAGTGGAAACAGGGCGGAAGCGACCTTGTGAAGACACAGGACGGGTATTATCTTGTTGCCGATGCCTACCTGTGGATAAAGGACTTACAGAAGGTGCGGGAAACAGCACAATACTTGGCACAGGCTGATGCTCCCACGGTGATAACGGAGAAACTACCTGCAAGTATGCGGAAGATGCTTCAACAGGCGGAAAGAGAAAATGCCGTGCTATTTATAGTGCCAGAAAGAGCGAGACACTATATCGCTATTGAACGAGTTGTGATATAATATATTTGCGAGGGGAACTCAGACTCCCTGTGGTGCTACAAGGGGCACCCATCAGGCCGAGCCGTTGGCGGTGCCCCTTACAGCCTACCTATGAGGAGTGGAAACAAGGCGTTGATAATTTCATAGCTTTTGCACTATCTTATCACCCTTCCCCAACGGGCCACCAGCGATAAGGTGGCCCGTTTGTGGTATAATATGTATGACGACATAGTAGATGGTGATTAAATGTCTCATTGCTTTTTACTTGCACGGGCTACCTATACGGTGGCCCGTTTTTTAGTTTTTGAGCTGTGAGAGAGGTGTTAAACTATTAGGAGAAGGTAAAAAACGATAAAAACTATTAGTATAAGGGATACTATGATATAGGGTATAAATATATGCCTCTAAGAGAAAGAAAGGGGGTGTGTGAAATGGCAAAACTGAAACTCACGGAAGAGCTTATAGAAAAGGCATATAAGCTTATAGCTGCGGGAAACTATCAGAAACAGGTGGCACAATACCTCGGCATTGGTGAGAGAACATGGTATCGGTGGTTGCAGAAGGGGGAAACGGCAAAGAGCAAGCGGAGCATCTACAGGCAATTCTGGCAGGCCGTGAAGAAAGCAGAGGCGGAGGCTGCTATCCGCAATGTTGCCATCGTGCAGAAGGCAGCTCAAGAAACATGGCAGGCTGCGGCGTGGTGGCTGGAGAGACGCTACCCCGAGGAATGGGGCAGGAAGGACCAGCTGAGATTAGGTAATGCCGACGATGACGGGCTTAAGATACAGATAGTCAAGGTGGACGCAGGAGGCGGGCAGGATGCCGACCAAGGTGATAGAGGTCAATAAAAAAATCTGGGACTTCCTTGAGAGCCACAAGCACAAGATACTCATTGTCTACGGTGGAGCGGGTAGTGGCAAGAGCTACACCGTGGCTCAGTGGGTCATTGTGCGGGCTCTGGAGCAGAGAGGGGCTCACTTTCTTATCACGAGAAAGCACAACCCATCGCTCAAAGTCACGACCTTTGCTCTTATCCGCAACTTGCTCAACGAGTGGGAGATACCGCACGACATACGCATAGCCGACCAAGAAATCACGATAGGCAGGTCTAAGTTGTTTTTCAAGGGGCTTGACGACCCAGAGAAAATCAAGAGTGCCGAGTTTAACTACATCTGGCTGGAAGAGGCGACAGAGTTTACCCGAGAGGACTTCCAACAGCTCAGGCTTAGGCTCAGGAAACCAAACAACGGACGCTACAGGAACCAAATGATACTCACCTTTAACCCCATCTCCATGCACCACTGGCTCTACGACGAGTTTTTTGTGAATCTACCCGACGATGTGGCAATACTTCACACGACCTACAGGGATAATTTGAGATGGCTTCCACCTGACTATGTGCGAGAGCTGGAGAGTCTGAAGGAGAGGGACGAATACTTCTACAAGGTCTACGCATTGGGCGAGTTTGCCTCACGACAAGGGCTCATCTACGACAACTGGGAGGTCATCCCCGACGAGGAAGCGGACAAGGTGCTGGAGACTGCCGAGGAGGTCTTCTATGGGCTGGACTTCGGCTTCAATAACCCTACGGCGTTGCTCAAGCTCGTGGAGCGGGACGGTGTTATCTACATCGTGGACGAGCTGTATCGCTCAGGGCTCACAAATGCCGACCTGATAGAGCACATGCGGGAGTTTGTCAAGCCCGAGGGGACGATATACGCCGACTCTGCCGAGCCTGCCCGCATAGAGGAGATAGAGAGGCACGGCTACAATGTTATCCCTGCTGATAAGAGTGTAAAAGATGGGATAGACTATGTGAAGAGGCATAGAATACGGATAGCGGAGAGATGTGTAAATACTATCAAAGAGATACGCAACTATAAATGGAAAGAAGACCGCAACGGAAACATACTGGACGAACCTGTGAAGTATATGGACCATGCTATGGACGCTATGAGATACGCAGTATATACCCGTGCAAAGCAAGGTGGGGCCGTAAATGTTTGGTGGATATGAGAGGAGGGAGAAAAAATGGCGATATGGGATATCTTCAGACGAAAAAAAGAGGCAGAACCGCAAGAAAAAGGCATACCTATCGGTGGTTTGTCATGGCTACAAGAAGTGCCTGGTTGGAGCAGGGCGGAGCTTGTGAGACAATACGCACAGCACAACTGGGTATATGCTGTGGTATCCAAGATAGCACAAGCTGTATCGGCTGTAGACTGGAGGCTATACGCTGAGGACAGCGAGGGTAATCAGATAGATATTACAGAAGGACCTATCTATTCGCTACTGCAAAGACCGAACCCATTCACGAGCTGGCAGGAGTTAATAGAACTTACCCAAATTTACTTGGAGCTTACCGGTGAAGCGTTTTGGGTATTGACCCTCAATGCCCGAGGAGAGCCGACGGAAATCTGGACTGTGATGCCAGACCGTATATCTATCGTTACTGACCCAGAAGAGTTTATTAAAGGGTATGTTTATCGTGTAGGGACTGAAGAGATACCTTTGGACCCGCAAGAGGTTATTCATTTTAAGTATCCTAATCCTGCTGACCCTTATAGAGGACTTGGACCTGTTAAAGCTGCCACATTACTTATTCAGAATGATAAATATGCACAGGAGTATACTAATGCATTTTTTTATAACTCTGCTATGCCGTCAGGCATAATTAAGGTGGATAAACAGCTATCGGTAAAGCAGTTTTTGGAGTTAAAGGAAAGATGGAATGCACAGCATAGAGGTGTGAATAAAGCCCATAAAATAGCGGTCTTAGATAATGGGGCTGAGTTTGTGCCACTATCTTATAGCATTAAGGACTTGCAATTGGTAGATGTGCGGAAACAGAATAGGGATGATATCCTTGCCACATTCGGCGTGCATGCCAGTATTTTAGGTATCTCCGAAAATGTGAATAGGGCTAATGCAGAAGCGGCAGAATACACCTTTGCGAAAAGGATAGTAGAACCGAGACTACAGAAGATAGCAGGGAAAATCAACTCAGAACTGCTATCTAAATGGAAGGGCATAAAGGTGCGGTTTGAGTTTCTACACGAGATACCAGAGGACACAGATACATTACTTCGCAAGGTGCAGGTGGGCGTGCAACTGGGCTTGATGACAGTGAACGAGGCGAGGAACTTGCTGGGGCTGGACGATATAGAAGGAGGCGATATGGTGATGCAACCGATGAACTTGTTGCCTACACCGGTGAGCTATGCCTCAGAGACCACAGATGACAACCTACAAGAGATGGCAGGAGAAGAGCAGGGGATAACGGAAGAAGAGAATGCCACAGGGGAAAAAGGTGCTACTACCAAATCAGTGAGGGCTACAGACTACAAGGCTATCATCTGGAAGCGCTTTGTGAGAGAACAACAGAAGCACGAGAGAAAGTTTAAGGAGACGCTGAAACCTGCTTGGAGACTTTTCAAGCAGGAGGTAGAGAAGGCTATAAAGAATGGTGGTGGACTTGAGGCGGTAGATTATGATGTGATTATCCAAAAGATGGGGGAGCAAGCTAAGAAAGGGATATCGGAGACATTTGAATACTTTGCCAGACAGGGGAAAGCAGATGCTAAAGCACTACAGGGGGCTATTACTAAGATGGATGTTGACTTTAGTGAGTGGGACGATGCGGTGGATATGACGTTGCCACATATCATTGAGTGGTTGGAGAAGTATCCATTTATCTTTGCTCAGCAAGTTACAGAGACGACTATAGAGATGCTGAGAAAAGAGCTACAAGAAGCATTGAGGAATCATGAGGGAATAAATGAGATTATGAAGCGTGTGGCACGAGTGTTTGACCTGTCAGAAAAAGGTTGGAGAGCCGAGAGGATAGCGAGGACGGAGACTATCCGTGCAGCGAATAAAGGGACGCTTGAAGGTTATAGACAGGCTGGAGTGAGAAAAAAGGAATGGGTAACGGCTTTAGACGAACGCACCAGAGAATGGCATGCTGAGGCGGACGGACAAATTGTGGGGATAGATGAGCCGTTTATTGTAGGAGGAGAACAGCTTATGTATCCGGGCGACCCCAACGGCTCACCTGAGAATACAATAAATTGTAGATGCACTGTGGCACCTGTGATAGAATAGCCGTGAGAAAAGGGGGTGGAAATGTTATGCCTACGACAAAAGAACTGCAAAAGAAAGATATGCTCTTCCTTGCCACTCGCTCGTGGCAGGAGCAGGGCAGGAAATATGTTGAGGGAGTAGCCTCCGATGAGACAGTAGACCGTGCAGGTGATGTTATCCTTGCCACGGCATGGCAGTTGGATAACTTTCTCAAAAATCCTGTGCTACTTTGGGCGCACGACTATAAGACACCACCAGTGGGTAAGGTGGTAGATATCTGGGTAGAAAATGGCAAGTTGAAGTTTAGAGCAGAGTTTGCTAACACTGACTTTGCGAGGGAGATAGCGAATCTCTATTCCGATGGCTATCTGAATACCTTCAGCGTGGGCTTTCTGCCTGTTGAATATGAGCCCAATAAGGAAACTGGGGGATATGTGTATAAGAAAGTTGAACTACTGGAGATAAGTGCCGTGCCTGTGCCTGCAAACCCAAATGCCGTTGCCGTGCTACGGGCTAAAGGGCTTGAGCCTATAGCCATAGAAGACCAGCAGAAGGGAGGTGAGGAGATGGACGAGGTGCAGAAAGGCGTAATACCATACAAGAAATATCCGTTAGCACCAGAGGACACACCGTGGAATGCTGCAGCTGAAGTGAGAAAAGCCGAACCAAAGGACTTGCACGAGATGTGTGCTTGGTATGATGAGGAGAATGCAGATACCAAACAGGCTTACAAGCTACCACACCACAAGAAGGACAGATACGCTACAGTCTGGCGTGGAGTTGCAGCAGCTATGGCTGCACTCTTTGGTGCGAGAGGTGGAGTAAATATCCCAGAGAAGGACAAGAAAGGCGTCTACAACCACCTTGCAAAGCACTATAAGGACTTTGATAAGACCCCACCAGAATGGGGCAAGTCTTGGGAGGAAGTCAAGGGCATGTTTGACTTCCTGACCGATGAAGAGATTGACAGCACCATTAAAGCCTTTGAGGAGGTATCAAATGCCGAGGAGGTGGAAGAGCAGATGGAAGATAAAGAAACACCCGAGACTGTTGCAGAACAGCCTCAGGAGATGGAGAACAAGGGCGTGGAATATACAGAGGAAAAGGCAGGAGCGGTATTGTCTCGCAAAAATGCCGAGAAACTCAAGGCGCTTGCTGGCAAAGTAAATGATGCCATTCAAGTGCTATCGGAAGCGGTTAAAGAACTTACCGACTTTGTGGACAGCACCACCAAGAGACCACAGGAAGAAGAAACAGAAGAGGAAGAAAAACTATTCACCGCTGAAGAAGTGCGTGAGATACTTGAGGCATACAGGATAGCCCTGTTAAAGGAGATAGGAGGTGAAACAGATGAATAGAGAGGATATCATCAAGATGGCCCAGAAAGATGCAGAGCGTATCCTTCGCACCACTGCGAAGAGAAAAATCAAATTTATCGGAGGTGAAGAAAAGATGAATACATTCAGTGTATCTAAACTTATTAAGGGCATTATCACGGGCAACATTGACCCCGAAATGAAAGACTTGCTGGAGAGCAACACAGGCGGTTATCTTGTGCCACCAGAACACGCAACTTACCTTTACGATGTGCTTTACGATAATGTTGTTGTAAGAAAAGCTGGAGCTACCGTCTTGCCGATGAAATCTTCCACGCTGACAATACCAAAGGCTATCACAGGGGCCGTTGCATACTGGGTAAATGAGGCTACAGCACCTACACAAAGCGATATGACCTTCGCACAGATTACACTTACTGCAAAGAAAGTTGCAGCCTATACGGTTATCTCTAAGGAGCTGTTAGAAGACAGCAACCCCGCAGTAGACCGTATCGTAATGGATAACCTCGCTAAGGCTTTGGCCGTTGAAATGGATAAGGAGTTTCTTATCGGAGACGGCACAAATCTTACAGGTATCGCAAACACAAGCGGTGTGAACACTGTGAATGCTGGTGCGGGAGACCTGACACTTGACATGATTATAGAGGCAAAGAAGGCTATAGAGGTATCTACAAAGGGCAATATCAAGCCTAATGCTATTGTGATGCACCCTGCCGTTTACTACAAGCTTATGAAGGCAGCAAAAGACACAACAGGTGTTTACCTGTGGAATACACAGGGGCTTACTGCCAACCTGCCCGATACATTACTCGGCATGAAAGTATTGCTGACTACAACTATACCTATTGACCTGACAGACGGCACAAATAATAATCTCAGTCTTGTGATACTTGGCGACTTTAAGCAGGCTTTGATAGGTGAGAGAAGAGGAGTAGGAATTAGTGCAACTGCAGAGGGCCAGTATATGCTGAATGATACTCTTGCCGTAATGGCAACAGCCCGTGTAGGCTTTGGAGTAGCCTATCCAGAGGCCTTTACCGTGATACAGAATGTATCGGCAGTTTAAGGGAGGTGAGGGGCTTATCCCCTCCCTTCCTTTCTACAGGAGGTGAGACACATGGCAAAGGTTAGAGTGATTAAGGCATATGCCCTTGTCTACAAAGATGGCATAGCCCGTGTGGGAGCGATAATAGACCTACCCGATAGTGTGGCTGAAAATCTTGCGAGTGCAGGTATCGTAGAGATACTGGATAAAGCAGTTAACCCAGAAGCGAAGATGGAGAAAAAAGCCAAGAAAAAGACACATAAAAAGAGGAAGTGATGAGCCGTGGCATACTTCACACAGGCAGAGTTAGAGGCTTATATCGGGGAGACGGTATCGGTAGAGGACTACACCAAAGCTGAGAAGTTTGCGAGGCAGTTTATAGAGCGCTACACCGGGCAAATCTTTGAGCTGGGAACTTACTCCGAGATAAGAAAGGTAGATGACACCATACCCCTTAGCAAATACCCTGTTGTGTCGGTGACAAGTGTTAAGGTGCTACCTGATGAAACCGTCTTGGATGACTACCTATATTTTGTCTACGACTGGGGCATTGAACTTATCCAACCTATGCGTGGGCTACAGGTTAAGGTGGAATACACGGCAGGCTGGAGTGAGATGCCAGAGCCGATAAAAGAGGTAGCACTGTGGCTGGCTAAGAGATTACTTGTGCCACTTGATAAGCCAACACCTACAGCACAAAGTATCTCTACAGGGGGAACAAGCATATCTTTCTTGAACGCCGACCCAGACAACGGTAGACCTACCGACGATGACTGGGTAAACAGTATTCTAAACCAGTATCGCAGAGAAAAGGCGTGGTAGCCATGTTTGGAATAGAAATCACCAAGATGCCAGATATCAAGGGGTATATTCAGCAGGTTAGCCGAGAAAGGTATCAGAACATGAATAAGCTGGGCTTTGCTATTGTGCGAGAGGCAAAGAAGAAAGCCCCTGTCTATCGTGGCATGTTGCGAAACCGTATAGTGCACGAGGTAAAGACAAGCATTATGCCGTTGGACCACACCTTGCGTGTTTACGTGCCTGTAAAGGAGAACGGCTTCTATTACGCTTCGGCAGTAGAACACGGCACCCGACCCCACTATCCCCCGTTTGACCCTATCAGACGGTGGGTATGGCTTAAACGAGGCGGTTTAGGTGTTAGCGATAAAGAGGTAGACAGCACAGCATGGGCTATAGTGCGGAAGATAGGGCGTGTAGGCACTAAACCACACCCATTCTTGCACCCATCAGCTAAGAATGTGCTACGCACTTGGAGGTGGTGGAAGTGAGTATCAAGGCAGTTAGGCAGACAATACTCCAGACCTTGCAGGATAATCTCACGGGTATAAAGACATGGTGGACGGGCTACCCATTTTATATAGAGACGAGACACACACCCTTTGTAGCAGTCTTTAGCGAAAGCGAAACTGACGACTGGAGGGGACAGAGAAGCTATCAGGCTAACTACCAACTAACTATCATGGTGGGGATAGATGCGAGAGGGGAAGCCGAAAGCAGAAACAGGGGCATACAAGATGAAGACTGGCTAAACGATATAGCAGAACAGATAGTCTCCCTGTTATATACAAAGCTACACCATATCGGTAGTGCTAACCTGCAGGGGGAAATAAACATAGACTACAGGAACGGGGGCGGTAATATCCGCACTGTGAATATTACCGTGAACTACACGGAAATGATAATTTTTACACCAGAATAAGGAGGGGATAATTATGGCTATAGGAGTTATCGGTTGGATAGGCCTTGCTACAGAGGCAACACCGGGAACTGCAAATGCGACCGTAAACACATTCTTTGCCACGGAGAGCTATCAGGCCGTGCAGAGCCACGAGCCCGTGGCAGTAGAGGCGAACCTTGCCTCTCTGTCTAAGGTCGGGTATCTCAAAGGAAAACTGACGCCCAAGGGCTCACTCTCTGCCCCACTATCCATTGACAACGCCAGCGTGTTTTATTGGGCTCTCGGCACCGATAGCGTGGTAGACAACGGCGACGGCACTTATACCCACACCATCACACCCGCCCTAATACTCCCCACATTCACCGTGCACGCTGACGAGGTAATAGACCAGATAGAGCAGGCAGGCGGTAAGGTTAGCAAGCTGACCGTCTCGGCTGCAGCTGGAGAAGTGGCAAAAATCAGCATGGAATGGTTTGCTTTGTCTCACAACGAGGGTGTCACTCTTACCGAAACTGTTGCCATGCCGACCAAGTTTGTGAACTTCACCGAAGCGGTTATTACGATAGACAGCACAACGGCCATTAATGTGGATAACATTGAATTTAGCATTGAGAATAATTTGGAAACACTTTTCACACTCGGCACAAGTAGGTATCCACAGAAGGTTATGAGAAATGATAGACCAACATACTCTGGTAAGCTGGTGCTGATAGACTGGGACGCAAATCTGTATCAGAAGATGATAAATGCCGACAATGTAGCGATAACATTTAAGTTTACCGACCCAGACGGGAATTATGTGCAGGTGGACCTACCCAAGGTGCAGTTTACAGGCGGTGGCTTTGAACCTGAAATTAGCACAGGTAGGATAACAGCCGAGCCAGAGTTTGAGGCTGTAGGGGACAATCCTATCACCGTGACTGTATATACCACAAGGAGCGAGTTATAGCGTGCGAGAGTTTATTGAGAGATATCTAATTTTAATTGCTACAGCGGTAGTGGTGTTATTTTATATCGGTTTAACCTATCTCATGTGGAGGTGGTAGACATGCGTATTATCAGCGATGACGACCTGAGAGAGTTTACCGATGTTGATGGAGATAAGTTGATAACACTTAGAAAGGCAAGGAAAAAGGACTGGGACGAGTATATGGCACTTGTGCTCCGATATGTGGAAGCAGGCGACCCAACAGACTTGAAAAGTGTCAAGTTTAAAGAAGGTTTCAATCCTGCAGAGCTTACCCGCTTCATGTTTAAGCGGGTCGCCAAGAAGCTTATCATCGGGGGCACTGAATACACAGGAGAAGAGATGCTCAAGGTCTACGAGCAGTTAGACCCCGAAAGTGCTGAATGGATAGACAAGTGCATAGCCGAGGTATGGGAGCGACCAGATGAAAAAAACTTATGATAGCCCGTAGGCTTTACATCTACGAGCTTACGGGTAGACCAACCGAGAGGCTGAGACTACAACACCCGCTGGTGACAAGGGTATTAGATGAATATCTTATGTGCCGTGCGATAGGGACTTTACCCAGAGCGGGAGGCTTGGACGACCAATACCAAGCGACCCTTGACTACTGGCGGGTATTTTTACAGGCAGAAAGCGAGGTGAGACGGAATGCCTGATGATAAGATACTGCAGATTATTATCCGAGCAAAGGACGAGGCAACAAAGACGCTTAAAAAAGTTGACGCTGAAATCAAACATCAAGAAAGCAAATGGGCTAAGATGTCAAAGGCCATGGCACATGCAGGAAAGACCGTGACTATTGCTTCTACGGCTATAGCAGGTGCACTTGCCTCTACATTGCCAGCGTGGGAAGAGACGAGAAAGGCACAGATAGCCTTTGAGAACACTGTCAAACATATGCCACAGCTTGCCAAGATGAATACACAGGCATGGTATCAATGGGTAAGTGCTATGGAGATGAAGCTTGCTATAGATGATGCAGAAATTAATCAGATGGCTTCTATGTTGGGGACATATGGTATGACAGAAGACCAGATGAAGAAGATGATACCCGTTATTGTTGACTTGTCTCGGAAATACGGCATAGACTTGGCAAGTGCAACCAAGATGGTAGGATATGCCTTACAAGGGAATACAGGAATACTTAAGCGATATGGTATTACCCTTGACCTATCAGCTGCAAAGACGAAAGAAGGTATAGATACTAACAAGGCATATGAGCTTACACTTCAACAGCTTACACAGGCAGTAGGAGGCTATTCGCAGGCACTTGATAAGGAAGGAATGCTTGCTACCGAACGCTTCAAGCTGGCGCTTGGCAACCTTCGTGAGAATATCGGGCAAGTAGTATACAAAGCTATAACTCCCTTGTTGGAGAAGTTATCTGACCTTGCCGTGAGGTTTAACAACATGAGCCCGACTATCTCTAAAGTTGTGGCAC